ACGCTGATGGCCATGCTGATTGAAACTGGGTCAAACATCACAGGCTCCAGAAGGGCGGGCAGAGATCAAGCGGTCGAACCGCCAGTGCTATGTCCGCAGTATACCTGCAAATCTTGACAAATACCATGCGCCCGTCGATCCACAGGTGAGTGTACCCCACCCAGATCAGCGGCAGTTTCACTTCGCTAAACTTCGCATCAGTTCGTCGATCTTCTTGTCCAAGTTATCCAGCCGCGAGATGACCCGGTTCATGTCGGTGTGCATGTCGGCCCGCGTAACGTAGTCACGGGCTACTTCCTCGCGGGTGCGGTTCAGCAGGATTTGCAGCCGCTTTACTTCCTCGACATGGTTCTTCAGCACCCAGCCGATGAGGCCGAGTGCTGCGCTAAGACCGAGGCTCCAGAGCATATCGGGGGTCATGGTTTAGCCCTCCACAGCCGCGAACATTTCTTCCTCCGAAGTGAGAACAACCGCGCTTGAATTCACAAAAACAGTCCCGATCTCGGTAGGGTGTATCGAGTGCAGAGACCCCGCAGGGAAGATCACCGACTGCCCAGATACTAGGCTCGTCTCTCGCCCATCAATGACGACGCGGACCGCCCCGAAGATGACCGTACAGGCGTGCGCGTATTCATGTTGATGCTCGGCCACGCGATCCTCTGCGGTGTCCGAGACATAGACCGTCGCATAAGGTCCGAGGAGCTTAACGCAGCGCGCCTTCATCATGCACCCCCGACCGGGTAAGGATAGCGGGCCTTGATCTCCTCGACCTTTGCAAGCCATTCGGCCTCTGTCGCTTCGCCGCGCTGCGACATGAAGAACAACGGGTCAGCCTCTTGCGTGTAAGCAAATTGGCGCGCCGCCTGTTGCTGCTCTTTGGTCGGCGGGATCGGTGGCGCGGGTGGCGCTTCGACGAGCGCGTAGCTTCCGCTCTCCCACCCAGCGTAAGCCGGAGAAACCGCGTCGCCATTGGGCAACGCAAACCACGCGCCCGGCTGCACGGTCTGGATGACGACGCCGTCTTCGGTCAAGTTTAGCATGGCCTCGGCCCTCCCTTAGTAAATGTTCGCGGTGTAATTGATTGTAACGTCACCGATGCTTCCGACAGTTCCTGTGCTGGTTGTCGTCCCTGCACCGCCGAGGCTTCCGCCGCCTGTCGTCACGGTGCCGCCCGTCCCGGTCCCGCTGTTAGTTCCCGGCGCGCCGGGGTTTGGAACAGTTCCGCATGGTGACGCGTTAGCCGTCCCTCGCCCTCCCCCGCCGCCACCATTTGCGGACATAAGGACAGTCGCTCCGCGCAGAAGCTGGATTTGCGCGCCAGTTCCGCCCGCCGAACTGGAACCCGCCGCCCCACCAGTGCCGCCGGAGATCGTGAGTGTCTCTCCGGGAGTAACTGCAAGGGCGGCTTGCACGACCCGCGCTCCTCGACCACCTGTTCCGCCGGGCGAGGGTCCGTTGGCCGTTGTTGTTCCGCTGCCTCCGCCGCCACCTGATCCGTCCATCGTAACCGAAATCGAAGTCACCCCGGCAGGGACGACAAAAGATGTCGTCCCGCCGGGTGCCAAAAATGCCGACCCTGTTATGGTGTAGAACGTGCTATGCGTTGGCATCAGGGGAAAGCTCATTGCAGCGCCACCACGTTGGCCAATTCAAAACCGTTGCACTTGGTGATGAAGACAAAGAAATCGTGACCGTTGGTTGTCGTGAACGCGCTCCCGACTGTGCGGTCGAAGCCGGACAAAGTGATCGCGCCAGCGGATGCGTTGTTGGTGATCTGGATGACGAGAGTGTAATCCCCCGCCAAAGTCGGCGCGGCAAGAGTGAACGCGCCGCCGTTGACGATCCGCTTCATATTCCCGCCGAGCGGGGTGGGGGTGTAGGTTCCTGTCGTAAAGGTGCCGTCGTTGTCGGCGTCGGTCGTGACCGCGTCGGCCACTTTGATCGACCCATCTGCCGCTGCCGTTACAGCCTTCGAAGCTTCCGACGTGCCAAGCGTCGTGATGTCGAGATAGTTCAGTTCCGCTGCGGTTGCTGTCACGTTCGTTCCGGCAATCTGGAGAGTCGTGGCATTAACCTGACCAGCCGCGCCATAGATGACAGCCTTACTATTGACAATCGTGCCTGCCACGGAGCCATCAACTAGGTTCAGTTCCGTCCCGGTCGATGTCACAGTGACGCCGCCGACAATCGGGAATGCCTGATCGGTGGTCTGATTGAGAAGCGCGACACTGATCCAAGCGTCGTTAGCCTCGGCACGGATTTTCAGGGTGTCTGTCGCGGTGTCATACCACCACTCGTTTGCATAGATCGTCGCCGGGGCGGCGGCCCCACTGTTGTTTGAGGCAACAGCGGCCAGCGCGTTGTTGATATCCGCTCGGACGTTTGCTGCCGTATCGTTGGCGATCACATAGTCATGCTGTGCCATTTCATCCCTCTCAAGCGTAGTTGCCCGTTGCACTCAATTCGCTAATTGCGGGCGAGATGCCGAGCGTATCCGAGCGCAACTCTACCTTAAACCTCAACGCACGGCCATAGACATTTGCCGCCCTGATCTTGCGCCATGCAGACCACGTTGGAGAACCTGCCGGGTCGTCATTGGTGGTGCTTACATAGGCCGTGACGGTGGTATCGTTAAAGTTTGCCGTTCCCGTCATGGCGTCCCAAAGACCAGAAACCGCATCAAGCGGACCCGCAAGCGCATCAAATCCGCCGCCCAAGCCGTCAAAGCGACGTGTCACCATATCAACCGTCACAAAGCCCTGCTCTGGCACAGTGCGGTCGATGATGTTGGCAAAGAAATATGTGCCGCTCGTCTGGTCATATGAGATGCCAAGCGCATCCCACTGTCCTGACAGGCTGTCCAAGTTTCCAGCCAAACTGTCAAAGTTCAGGGCAGTCCCAAGTCGCACTTCTGCTTCCTGCACGACCACATCGCTTCTCGCACCCGAGAAGCCGGGATGCTCCGTGATAGTAACAACAGTGGCTCTGGCGACGACATCATCAGCCGTAACGACGACCGATGTAGAATTGGTGGACTGCACGCCCGTCTTATCGACGGCCTTGATGAGATATGTGCCAGCCTTGGACGGGACGATAACCTCTGTGGACGGCCTTGCGACCTTTTCAACATAAGTCACGGAAGCTGCCCAAGTGGCACCTGCCGTCTCCTTGGCGTGCCTGATGATGTAGTAGGACAGGTCGAGATCAGGCACTGCATCCCAAGAAAGATTGATGCTGTCACCGTTCACCTCGGCGGCAAAGCCAGTGACATCCTGCGGCGGCTGAGACAGGCCTTGCACCTTGTACCCAGTGCGTGTCGTCCATTCGCCCTTGATGCCAAAGCCGTTGACCGCACGCACTCGGAAGTCATAGGTGCCGTCTTCGATGTCGTTGATCTCGAACAGGCCAAGTTCGCCATAGCCGCCATCGCGCCAAGGGGTTTCTGATGATTTCTTGAACTCGACCTGCACATAGTCAATGAAGCCAGAAAGCGAAGATGTAGTCGTCAGCGACACCACGTTGGACAGCTTTTCGTGGTAAACCCGCAAGGCGTCCGACACCGAAAGCCCGAGCGTCGGCACGCTGTTGTAATCCAGAAGCGTCGTGTTGTTCGAAATGATCTCAGATTCTTCTGCGTTCCAATCAAAGGCTGCCGACGAGGTTTCGCGCAAGACCAATGCAACACGCAGGCCACCGCCGTCAGCGATCACAAGCCGCCAAGATGCGACCTCAAACTCCTTGGCAGCCCAGCCATAGCGGTCGATGGTCAGGTCAATGATGTCGCCAACCTCAACGCTCAGAGCGGCAAGCCCAAATTCAGCGCTGATGGTCATCTGCTCACGCGATCTGAACAGCTTCTGCTTGGCCAGCCGCTGCGCTCTGGCAGCATTGGTGACAAGGTTCAGGCCAACGTCGATGCTGTTTTCCAGCCCGCCGTCTTCCGCAAGAAAGGCGGTGCTGGTGATGGCCGGGAAGTCGGTTTCGATCCAATCGCTGGACGCATCTATGAACTTGCCAGTGATCCTGTTGAAGTTTTCACGGCGCGGCATTCTGGTCGGCATGGTGATAGCAGATCGAAAGTCATCCAGCGTCAGTGACTTTACGCTGGCATTATATACGCCGACCTTGCACTTCCAAACGCCACCAGAGAAAAACAGAGCGCCGTTGCAGGCTTCCATCATGTCAGCCAGCGCGTTGCCTATGGTGCTTTCGGCGCTGATGACACCATCAATCGTGTATCTGGTCTGGGTGCCACCGCCAGCCAGAGGAATTGCATCATCGCAGTCATTGGTGGCCGCTGCGAAATAAGTGTCATCAACCTCTGGGTCATTAAGGCCATAGGACGACGTGATGTAATCTCGGATCACCCGTGCAGCATTATTGCTGTATGAGGTGGTGGCGGTGACAGGATTGTACACCTTCTTGCCACTGACGACGGCTGTGAAGGTCGGCATGCCGCCGCTGAAGACATCCTGATCGTATTCAATGCGCGCATAGAGGTAGGCGATCCCAAGGCCGACAAATGTGCTTGGCAGGTCGCATTCGGCGCTGATCGTGTCACGCAGGTTGGTGGCAGCATTGCTGAAGTTTGTGGTCCAGCTTGTCTGGTTGCCAAGATGCTTCAGCACGCGGATTTTGCTTTTCCAGCGTGTCCCGGTCACATAGCCGCTGGCATCAAGGGTGACGATCTCGTCATTGACGTAGATATCACCGATGGACTGAACCTCATGCCCCGCGAGAGCGATTATCATGTGCAGGTATTTGTTCGAAGCCCCGCTGGTCTCCAAGAAGGTGATGATGCCGCCCTTACGGACTTGGCCATAGACATATTCATGGGGTGCCGCTGGTTGGCGGGAGTTAATCAAGGTGCCGCGATTGGCCGCCCCTGCGCTGGGAGCCAGTTTGCGAAGGGCAAAGGATGTCAGAGCCGTCGTGACAAGCGTTCCAACGGCCCATGCGCCGACCGACAGGGCTGTCCCGAAAATAGTAAATGTGGTTGCTGCCGTTGCAGTCGATCCGAGGATGGCCGCGCCGATGGTGACGGGATCACGCGGGGCGGCATCCCACCCGGCATGACGCATAACATTGAACGGCGTTTTCAGCGTCATACCCATGCCCCTTCGATCTGTTCTATCGGCAGGTATATCACATCGCTCTCGCCAAGGAAAACAGCCGTGACGCCCATCGCAAGCCCGAAGGCATACCCGGTAAAATACGGGCGCTCAGATCGCATGACGACCAGCGCACCTTTGGGCGGAAAGCTGTTGACGCGGGTTAGGCCAGCGTCGAGGGCGTCTATCATACTGGGCGTGCCGAAATTGTCGAAAAGCAGCCTTGCCAACTGCTTCTGACCTAGATCAGCATATTTTCCCATGATCTGGTCGGCATATCCGCGCCCGCGCATCGCAGCCCAAGCGCCATTCGTGAAGGTGAAGCAATCATGCACGCCGATGGCAAAGGGTTTGCCGCGCTGCGCCTTCACATAGCTTATGAGGATATTTTGCGGCCCCATGCGATCTCTTTGTCCTGAAGCTGCTCGACATAGTCGAAGAAGGTGTCAGTTGGGTAGCGCAGCTTGTGGCTTTCAGATGTATAGCGGCGAACATTTGGGCGCTGCAATGTCACCAGCTTGCTCTCGACGGTCAGTTCAATGGTGGCCGACGATCCGTCCTCTTGCAGGGTCATTACGTCCATCAGTCCAGCGAACACCTCTACAAAGTCGCTGACGCCAGTGACGCCCAGAAGTACACGCGCAGAGCGGCCCTGATACGGCTCCTGAAGCGCCAAGCTGACCAAGGATGTATCGACCCCTGAAAGCGTCAGAACGATGCCCTTGGCGCTTAGATCGGCCACTTCCTCGATGCCGCTGATCGACAGCAGGGTGCCTGCGCCGATGTATGTCTGGCCGCCGATTGTGCGGTTGCCGAAACCCGTCCAGAGCCGAACTGGCGCTGTGCTGAAGTTCATCTCGACCGCATAGAACAGTTCGACGCTCTCGCCTGCCAGAGCATTAAGGATGGCTACGGGGACTGTGCGGCTCATCCGATGGCCTCCATGCAACTGAAGCTGATTCCATAGATCGATGCCTCGTTGACCGACCAAGATGACTCGTTGCTGGCAAGACGCCAGCGTCCAACAGTGTTTGTCACAACGACGGTCGCATTGTTGGCCGGGGCCGTGCGGATGTGAGGCCACAGAAGCAATGTTGCCTGCCCGCTGCCATTGGTGTTCACGTCGGCAAGAACCTTGTGCAAAGTGGCAGAGGAAGCGGCCCCAAGCTGCACATAGTCCCCAGCCCTTAGCCACCCCGTCACGTTGGCAGTGCAGCCATCTATGGCAAGGTCTTCTCCGACTTGGCTTGCTCCGTTGACAAGTGGAGTGCCGCCTATGGCACCACGCGGCACGCAGCGAATAGGATCGCCCATTGTAAAAGTGCCAAACTGGCCGCGCAGGCTTACCAGCCAAGCAATCCATTGTTCTGCGTCTGCATACTTCATAGGCGGCAAGGAGATATCTGCCTGCCACATCTGACCCGCGCTTGCCTGAACTTGGCTTGCGAAGGTGAACGGGCTGCGCTCGACGGCCACCGCATTGGTGGCTCGCATTTCAACACTGCGGATGCGCGTGTGCGACGGAAGGCTCAGAGGATATGTGATCGCCATCAGTAGCCCATCCCATTGACGCTGCGCCGCTGTGCATCGAACACGGCGGCCTTGGTGCTTTCCACGATCTTCGGCAGCATGGCTTGGATTTC